GATCAGCTATTTGATTTCTAGAAATTCCTTAATAAAATCATAGACTTGCGCTACGCGCAAGATTTCATATATCTGATTTTTGCATTTAAATGAACATATAGAAAATTAGGTTGCTATCCTAGTACCAATAATGTAATTTAAATGCAAAATTGGAAAAATCACTAGAAAAACATCAATGAAATCAATGACTTACAAGGGTCAAAATAATAAATTTTAATTGATTGTCTCATTACCAGAGATAACTATTTTATTCTTGAAGACATCTGGAACATCATCAGAAACCTCATCGGTTTTCAATGAATCTTCAACAGCAGTCAGGTAAGGCGAAATGTAAATTTCATGCAAATCCTTAATGAATATAATATCTGCATTGTTGATTTGAAACGAATAATCATCGGTAAAATTGGACCATGGGCACAACGATACATTTTCTGTGATTTTGCCATCGCGTATATACGGTATGGTTTTGACTAGCATCGGATGCCATATCCATGTGAAATCATCTGTGTATTCTGCCAGTGTTGCTAGTAAAGTTTCACCGGAAACCAGCTTGATGGTTACAAAATTCATTTTAGCTTTTTCGTTCATATTTTTACCTCGTAAATCTTCATGTCGAAATCTTCACTACTATATAGCTTGTATCTTTCCAAGGCATGTTCGAGCGTATGATTTTTCTTTGATTTCCATTTGAGATTGTCGGCAATATCATAGAGAGTGCAGAAAAACTTTCCAATATTCAGCCGCAATCCACGACCGATAGACTGAATGACACGAATCTTAGATTTGCTTGGACTTGCCAGAATGATATGTTCAATCGACTTGATATTGATCCCTTGCTGATAGACACCATAGGATGCCACAATGATTGCATCCTTTTCTTTTGCCATGAGTATGCGAATGCGTTCGCGCTCTTCGACTGGCGTTTTTCCATAGATTAAAAATACTTTTCTATCAGTGCTTTGACTGATTAAATTAAACAATGGCTTGCCGTGTTTTTCGACATACTGAAACAATACTAAAGTGTTGCTTTTGGTACTAAGTGTCAGATTCTTGATGAAATTGTTACGATCAATATGAGTGCAGAGAAAATCCATTTCTTCTGTATAGCTTGCGCCCTTGTTTGCCTTGCAGATTTCATCACTGTGATTAAGCATGATCGCTTTGATTTTCAGATTTGCGAGTTGCTTATTATCCATGAGTTCGCGGGTTGAAATCACATTATGGATGGAACCGAACATGCCCTGTAAAATCAGCGAGTGAATCTTAGAACCATCCAGACTACCAGTAGTGCCAGCACGAAATCGCACATTGACTAATTTATCAAAAATCGTTTGTAACGATTTGGATTTATTAGTATGAGCCTCATCCCCGATTACTACATCAAAATTATTGAAATAAGATTTTGGCTGTGATACAATGCTTTGCCATGTTGTTATCAGAACATTAGTAGAGACTTCTTTGGTAAATCCAGAGTATAATCTTTGACAATTTTTTTCGACAGAAAACCCATTCAGTTGTGAATAGTCAGTAAAATCCCCATACATCTGTTCGACCAAAGACGTAGACGGTACGATCAAGAGTACCTTTCTTTTGTGTGTCAAGTGCCAGCGTATCAGTGCATAGATGATTGCTGATTTTCCCGAGCCGGTTGGCGACAGAATCAGATTTCTTTCATTGACAATGTTGGTAACAATAGCTTCTTTCTGATAATCATAAAAGTCTATTCCATTCCCATCAGCATCAGCCAAATTCAGTGTATCAATCCAGTCATCCAAAGCATCAACGTCTACGGATTCTTTTTCAAAATCTAGTGCATTTTCATACTCGATTTCATGATCGTTTTCGTTCGCAAATTCAATAATAAACGGCAAGAGTCCACGATAGATTTTCTTAGTCTGAAGGTTATATAGGCGCACGAAACCATCCCAAATCTTGTTTCGATAGCTAGGCATGAACTGATATCCCGGCGCACGAAACTTAAAGAAGTCAGATAATTCTTGTTCGGTACTGTAGTCAGAAAAGACGCGAATGTTGGTATGGTCAAGTGCGGATATACGAATCAAAGACATATTTAATTACCCGCTATGAATTGCTTAAATGCAATGGCATTTTTGATGTTCCATCCCAATGATTTGATTGCATCTAAAATTGATTCAAGCAAATATTTCATTGCCTCAAGATATTCAATCTTGATTTTCATTGCCGCTAAATCTTCATCACCGGTCAACATTTCTTCCATTTCTGCCTTCAATGGCTTATTGAATGACCATTGTTGCCAATCAAGTTCTTTCAATTCGTCTCGCGTCAGTTCGCCCCTCATCCAGCGAAATTTATTCTTTCGCACGATGTTATAGTCATAATTAAGCTTGGTGATTTTGAGCTTGGTATTGATCAATAAATTGATGTATTTTGAATGCAGTTTTGCCAGTTCAATGCTTGCATTATCCAAATGATTTTCATCGATTCGTGAGTCATGTGACCACATTTCTTGAATTTCTTCGATGGTTGCCATTATCTATATTGTCCTTTTATATCATGGTAAAATGAGAGTATTTGAATGTGACGTTCCCTACCAAATAAGTAACATCGGTTGAAATAGTAGTGAATTGCAAAGTGCTAAGATTAGTCGGAAACATATCGATAAAGATGAAGCTTTTCACTGCCACGTTATTACTGCCAAGCACTTGTAAAACTCCATCAGAATGAGCCTTTGCGGTTTCTGTATAATCTTTATTTCGCGTCAATAGTGCTTGATATTGTTCGTTACTTTCCGGATAACCTAGACCGATCATCCAATCATATATAGCCTGATAATTTTTCATTTCTTCATCAACAAGAAATTGCAATTGAAACATTCCCCATTCCAATTGTTCACCCGCCTCTGCAAATCGAAGTAAAGGATTAGAATATTCAGCCATGCCTAAAGAGATATCCGGTAAGTCTGCCGTTTGAGCAAAGTATGAGACTTCAGGAAGTTTCTTGATGCTGAGTAAAAATCCATTTGGCGACAATGGATTGATGTTTGCAGGAAACGGACAAGTTTCTGGAAATGGCATTTATTTATTCCTCTAATCCGCGTACTTCGAATTTATCGAAAGTGATTGTCATTTGCGGTAGTTTTGGTATAGTAGTTTCTTGATAATCCATCGACAAACTGACATGGGGTTTATATTCAGGAAAGTGATAATTTGCACCCAATACTCGCGTTTGCTTATGGAGTTCGTATATGTCTTCACTGGAAATTCGAATTACCAGACATTTCTTGCCTTCTTTAGTGTCGAAAATATCAAAACCTTTGGTTTGTGACGTAATAGGTAAATCCGGATTTATTTCTTCAATGACCGGTACTGGCACATCCGAATAAACGACTGTACAATGTAGGTAATCAGGCGTTTCAATTCCGAGTCTTTTACAGAGTTCGTCTAACTTTAGCTGCGAAGCAGCATCCGGAACGAGCGCCGCATAGGTGCCACTTGAATGATCTGCCTCAAGTAGATATTGAAGGAAGGATTTCATTTAATTTTTCAAAATAGTAGTTGACAGTACTATTTATCTAAATTACAATGAGACATCAGATAAGGAATTTACATCATGAATTACCAATACGAAGAGTTGAAAAAGATTTCTGATGCAGTTCGTGCAGAATGTCGTGCAGCAAGTGAAGTAATGAATCAATTTCCGCGTTTGCCTAATGGGTTGACCCCGGATGTTGTACGAAATACGCCAGAGTATCAAGCTGCGAAAAGGGATTTGGATGTTAAGTTCAAGCGCGAACAAGAAATGAATAAATTGATGGTGAAGAATTTCAAGAAAGAACTTTTAGCAGACCGACAACGGGAACGCGAAGAAAAATTGAAGAGTTTAAATAAATGAATCTTACCGAAGACGAAATCGAATCTCTGATATACAAGCATTTCAACCAAAGGCAACAATCGGTGTTGCTTTATCATAAATGGAAAGATGGTATTGAATGTGACTATCTGACTGTAGAGATTCAGAATTTTGTTAAAGCTGTGATAGAAAGAGTGAAACAATGAACGACGAAACGCATAAGAAATTAGTTGCCAAATTCGGCGGAACATCAACAGGCGGACCGAACCCATTTTATAAATGCCGGGATTGTGGAGTAATTTTTCCCGGACTTCTCTTTATGTTGGAAGATCATTTGAACAAGTGTTCAAAAATTAAGGATTAGCTATGAAAGCAGCATATATAATAAGAAATAAAAAAACCAAAGAACAATTTTTCGCGAGTTCGGGGAGATATGTTTGGTCTGGAACAGGTCCAGCTAAGAATGCATTTAATCAAACAATGTATGGATGGAATATAGAACAATGGGGTTTGCGCCGGATCGAAGATTCGAATGGTAGGAAACGCGGACCTCGCTTTGATGAACAAGATGTATATGAAATCGTAGAGTTGAAAACGGAGAACCAACAATTGATGCAAGATGCTGTACTGCTGTTGATTCGTGCTGCCATGACTGAATCGTTACCAGAGTCGCTATCGACCGACATTCGCGCATTTCTTCGCCACTACGACGAGCAGAAATAAAAAGGGGAACCCGAAAGTTCCCCAAATTTACTACACTACTCTTAGTGGTAGCTTAATCAAAACTTCAAATTACATAAGATTCGTAACAGCAATCTTTCTGTAGTAGTAGTTTTCACCAGCAACTTGGTTGCCCGTACCGTCAACTTGAACCATAGGATGAGTAACCAGCCCGTAACGAGTACGGAAGGCAATCTTAGGTTGGAAAGTATCAGGATCGATAGCGCGAACGAGTTGCAATGGGGTATAAGGACACCAGAACAAACCAGCGTCAAATGCCGATTGACCTTTGTAACCGATAAGCAAGGTTTGGATATCAGTTTGGTTCGAAGCATATGGATCAATAAAGACTTTGTATTTACCGTTCAAAACACCGGCAAAGGTAGTCGAAGCGTCGTCAATGTTCAAATTGCCGTTAGCAGCAAGTGCAGGTGCATAATCCAGCACACCAGCCATTGCCAGAGCCGAAGCCACGTCAGCGGAGCAAAGAACAAAGTTCCCGCGACCACGACGAGTTGTGTGACCGATTGCGTTAGCGTCACGTTCAACTTGGAACATCAAACCCTTGAATTTTTCAACAGACCAGCGACCGTTGGCGTCAACGTCCAAGTCAAAAGTACCCTTAACAGCAGTACCATTCTGAGCGCCTTGTTTAGCACCAACGTAAACGTTACGAACCACTTCACGGTTTGTTTCAGCCGTAATTTCTGTGGAAAGGATGTTAGTCAGTTCGGCTTCAGCGTCAAGACCATGAACTGACTTCATATCCTGAGCCAATTCAACCGAGTATTCGGCTTTCAGAGCGCGGGTTTTAGCAGTTACGCTAACTTTCTCGATTGAGAATGCCATTTGACCGAAATCAGCACCAACACCGTCACCGAGAGCTTCACCGTCAGCCGTTGCAATTCCAGTACCGGTAGTATAAGTACCGTTAGCAGGATTAGCACCAGCATGAGTACCAGTTCCCGAGAATCCCGAGTTTGGCTCATTGAACAAAGCTTCAGTACCAGCTTGCGATGTATAGCGAGATTTCATTGCGAAAATCAAGCCAGTAGGTTGTGTCATTGGTTGTACGCCGCAAATATCGTAAGCGATAAGGTTAGGCGTAGAACGACGAACAAGATTGATCAGGACCGGATCAAATTTTGCGAAACCGTCCGAGTCGGCATAAGAACCAACAGAGTTAGCAGGAGCAGCTTCGTCCAATTGTCCAGCAGCGGCACGTTTTTGTTGAAGATCAATTTGCTGATTTTCGAGCATGACAGCGGTAATTTCGCGCCGAAATTGATCCTTGATTTGTGGCATTGATTCTTCATCAAGAATCGGTGCCCACTTTTCCAGCAGTTGTTTGCGTGATAGCATTTTGTTATTTTCCTTGTGTGTTTAATTAAGAGTTTTGATTGCTGCCAAGTAGGACTTGACCGCTGGATCAATATGTTTTTCTGTTTCTTCTTCCTCGGAGATACCAGCATCACCGATTACTGACTTGAGAACTTCTTTAGCCGGTTTTCCGGTAAAGTAACTTTCACGAATTGTCTTGACTTTTGCGGTAAAAGTATCAATCGAATCGAAAGACAAATCTTCAGCAAGAGCTTTAAACTTTTCGTTTTCAGTATCAGTCAGACCTTCACTGAGTTTCGAAACAACATCGGCGCGTTGCATTTCAACCAAAGATTTCTTTAGTTCAACGTTAGCGTCAATTTGTTCTGAAAGCTTAGTTTCAAGCTTGGTATTTGCAGTTTCCAATGTAGAAACAAAATCCAACTTTTCATCAGGAACATCAATATAATGTTCTTCGAAAAGCGACTTTAGACCAGATACAAAACCTTCAAGTACTTCTGATTTCATACCACGTTCTAGGGCAATTTCATTCTGTGTCATCCACTCTTCAGCAATATAGCTGAGATATCCATCAACTTGCTCAATTAAACCCTTACTTTGTGCTTCGACTGCCGTAGCAACCCGAGCATCAAAATTTTCTTCGAGTTTTGCAATTTCTTGTTTTACTCGATTGATGACTGTGCTTTCAAAGATTGCAGCAGCTTTAGCCTTGAATTCGTCGGAAAGTTCCTCACCTTCTGACAAAGCTGCAATGCCTTCCGACACGTCAACAGTAATTTCTTCTTTCTTGATTTCTTCTATTTTCTTGATTTCAGGTGCTTTGCCTTCGTCATTTTCTTGTAGAAGAGCGTCAATTTTCTTTTCGATGTCCATTTAAGGAGTCTCCTTTATATCTCTAGTATATATTTAGTGATTTTGAATTTTCAAAGAATCCATCAATATGTGTTATAATTATCTATTTGATAGATTTCAAGAATTGTTCAAAATACAATGCTTGTTTTAGTGCTACTTCTTCAGCAGATATTTTCTTAATATCTTCCTTAATTTGTTCGACCATTTTCCAGTTGCCGGTAGAGTCCATAACCCATTCTGCCCCTTCCATTACACCGTTCACAAAACAATCAATCCCACTAGGCGAACTTACAACATCAACAGTGACCAGATGGTAATCACCTTGCACTTCATTGATGCCGTTTTTGGAAATAACAGAACCTAAACCCCGAGTCGAGACACCAAGCTTGATACCTTCATCAAGAAAATTCTTAATGATTTTTCCCATTGGAGTATCCAAAACCTTTGCGCGACCCATGGCATTATTACCTTCCATTTTCAGGGAAGTAATCAAATGACTGGCGCGTTCTGGTATGATTTGCGGGCTTTGCGGATGAGACAGTTCCCCAATTGACATTTTCTGTTCAATCACGGTCTGAAATTTATTGACTTCACGACTCAAAATCGATTTTGGGTAATTACGTCCATTCCTATTAGGTTTTTCTGCTTGAGCAAAAATTCCTTCAATCATGTACTTTTTCTTACCGTCAACTTCTTCGAGAACGAGTTGCACTTCTTCTGAGTGTTCAACCATTAATTTCATTTCTTATTCCCCGTATTTGGTTGGATCATCATGTGAGCCAAAGATTTCTTCTTCACTTGATGATACATAGCCGCTTGCTTTTCTGAGTGAAAAATAAGTCTGCCCTTCACCACCAGAAATTTCGACAGTAATGTCTGTAGTGTTATTGATAGTGTCTACAAATCCGAGAGCGCCGGTAAAGTGATTGTCTCCACCACCTTGCCACGACATGATAGTGTCAGTTCCGCGTTTAATGTGTATGACTGTTTCGGCAACACCATAAAAATTAACGCCGATGATATTAACGGTTGGCGTGCCTTGGACTTTCTGATCCGATGTAAGCAAATCAGTAGCAAGAGAGACAACGGCAGAACCCGCACTTCCCCATGCTTTGATTGCCACTTCACCACGAGTCTTTTTTAGCACTGTAATAGTAACTGCCATTCTCTTAATCCTTTACAATTTTATTGACTACATGAAGAAAATTCTTGACATTCTCTTTCATATAGGCTACAATATCAGGTTGATCTTTCAATAGTATATTTAGTTGATCTTTGGTTGTGCTGTCAATTGCGACCGTAGTAGAATCTTCAAGCACATAATAATTTTTATTCATGATTGGTTTTTGTAATTCTTGTACTGCCGGATCAACCGTAAATTCTTTCTTGACTACTTGATCAATACAGTTTTCAATAAGAGAGTTTGTAACGCGCAAATCAGGATTATATTTTTTAATGATTGCCGCGACTTTATATGGATCATATGATTCTGTTATAGATTTCTTCATTTCTAAATTTGAAACGAATTCTTTAACATACTCGATTGCTTCATCAATTGTGTTATAATCTTTGCCCGTATCAATACCGTCTATGTATAGATTGCTCGACTTAATAGCAACAATGTGACCATAGAAACATCTTGTTTCATTAAGAGAAAACTTGTCTATTAAATCGGAGTATTTCATTATTCAGCCGTTTTGTTAAACAGTGNCTTAGCNGTANNGANCCGAAGTGTGTTCATTTTCTCGGCAATACGTTCAACCATNGCNGNATTNAAAAGTTCCTGTGCGTCAGCACTATTGCCACCAGCAATAGCTTTAATTAGATTTTCTGTTGTTTCACTCATTTTTCGTCATCCATTTTAGGTTTTGCGGGAATAGCTTCCGGTTCTGCTTCAGGCGCATTTAGGT